CTGGAGCAGGTTGTATTTGAAACAATTCGGGCTCAAATGTGTCCGGCATTGGGAATTGATAGCAATAAGGATAAATTGGATTTGCAGACAGTTCAGCAGGCCGAACATGAAGAAAAACTCCGTTCTATTCAAGACAGCAAGCGGCATCTTTATGAGCAGTATGCACTCGGAGAGATTGATTTGGAAACCTATCGAACACGAAAAGCGGTTTATGACACGGAGCTGGTACAAGCCAAAAATGTTCATGCTGTCATTACTGCACAGACAAAGCAGATAAAAAGTGATTATGAGATTAAGCTGAAACAACAGGAAATTGTTCAGGAAGTCGGAAACGCCAACATGCTGACAAAAGCTCTGATTGACCGGCTTATCAACAAAGTTTACGTCTTTCCAGGAGATCGGATTGAGATTGAATATGCAACACAGGATTTCTTAGAAACAAAGCAATCTGAAAAGGAGGTATAACCGTGAACACCCATTTGAAACAGCTATGGGCAGCTATGAAGCTGCCCGAAAAACTTCAAAAAAAGTTATAAATTTTTTTGTCGTGGGCTTGACATACGGGTGCCTTAAGCTGTGATAATCAAAGGCAAGATGCATTTCATGGTGTATAACCCTACTGCAGTACTTAAATGAATCAGTGGAAGTATACTGACCGTTTTCATCAACACACACCAACCTGATACGCTGTAGTGGACTTTCAACACATTTTTGAATAGGTACAATCCTGATCATGTCATTACCTTTTTCATCAGTTTCAATCTTTTTAACATGAATCGTGTAATATTCACCATACTTCATTTCATTCTTGAGTTGTTCAGCTTTTTCCTTTTTCAATGCCTGATATAATGTTTCACCAAAAGGGACTTCACGAACAGAAGTAAATGTTTTTGGTGTAGTAAAGTACCAAGATGAACGCTGTTCTTTCTTACCTTTCTTCTCAACAACCTTTCTTACATCTGCCCCAAAGTTACGTTTTACAATCTGTTTGTTGACGCTGATGGTGCGGTTATCGAGATCTATATCATCCCAAGTAAGACCAAAGGTTTCTGATATTCGTAGGCCTGTATAAAATCCAATCATTAAAGGTATATAGTACCGTGTATTTTGGAATCTGTCACGAATCTGACACCATTCATCTAAGGTTAATATAATTCGTTCACGTGGTTTTTTCTCAACCTTTGGAAATTTCACATACTGCATAGGGTTAGAAGGTAAATAATGCATTGGCTCAACTGCATAGTTTAATGCTGCACTGAATACAGACAAAATACCAACTAAATGACTTTTTGAATTACCGTTCATTTTAAGTTCAACTGCATATTCCTGTAATACTGCCGGAGTAATTGCTTTTAATCTATACATACCAAATTTTGGAATTAGATGCCCTTGAATGATTCTTAAATACCCTACTTGGGTATTATATTTAAGGTTGGTCTTACAGTACAGATCAAACCACTGATTCAGGTAATCAGCAACTGTTATTTCTGTCGGTTCAAATACAGTCCCGGCATTATTGTATTCATTCATAGCAGCAGTCAATGCCTGTTCAGCTTCCTTCTTGGTTTTGAATCCACCTTTTTCTTTTTTCTTTCTTTTACCGTCAATTTTTCCAAGGTCAAAATAATATGACCATGTTGTACCTCTTTTTCTTACTCCGCCTTGCATAAATAGCACTTCCTTTCATTGAAACCATAAGGAATGAATGCTATAATAGTTTTTGTATAGTCCAAATCATTTCATTCCTTGGTTTGGTTATCACTGACCCCTACTGTTGCAGCAGTAAGGGTCAGTTTTTTATTAAGTTACACTTCGGTTACAGTTGAAAATAGCCTAAAAAGTGCTTCAACCCCTTATAAATCAAGGAAGTTACACTTGTTACGGTTACAGTTAAAATCCTATTCTTATATATTCTTATTTTTACTAAGTCTTATTACTATTAAAAAATTACAATTATTAAAGAATTTGTTTTTAACTGTAACAACTGTAACACCCTTATAAATAAAGGCTTTCAAGTGTAACTTTTACTGTAACCAACTGTAACTTTACCGTAACCACTACCACAACAGCACTGATTGGTGCATCGAACTAATGAAACACCTTACCTGATTTTTTATGTTTCAATGTCACCCTTCCAACAATTTCAAACCCGGCAATGTCAACAATGTTCCTGATCACTTGAATCAGTCTGTGGTTACGGTCATTCAGTTCTGCATTTTCTTCACGCTTAACCGTTGCCATTGCTGCACCTGCTGTTGGGTCAACATATCCTTCACTATTTTTGTACATTTACATCTTTCCTTTCTTAACATGAACCACCGTCTGCACCATGAAATGCACCAACTGGATAGTTCCAATTTTCTGTATAAATATCTTCTGTTCCAAACTCTCCGGTAAGTATTGAACGAATTGCTTTTTTATCATTCCAACATACACACGATGGTGTGTCACCTATAAATTCATCAAGATTCTTTTTGTTATCCAATGTAAAACCAAGGACTTCTTCATCATGCCTTAAGGATGCATAATCATCAGGGAAAAGTTCTTTTACTCCGGCAAATAACCGAGGTGTTGAAAATATACACATCATGCAACTGCATCTGTTCCAACCAATCCTGTAACAGGGGTGTGGATTTATATGGTGTCGTTTCAATAGTTCCCACACATCTTTTTCTGAATAGTCTATACAACACCGCCACTGATGAACAATTCTATGTGCTTTAGCTGTTGCGTTTGTTCTATGTATTTCCATTTCATTGTATTTTGACCTTCCTGCTGATTCTCCCCTTCTTTCACCTGATACAATTAAAATTTTCTTATCATGCTTGGTTTCTTCAAGGTTTGCTGTCACACTGTCCTGAACTGCTGCTTTCAGATTTCCACTGCACCAACGTCCTGAATGTGTACCACCCTTTGCCGGAAATTTATGTCTTTTACCACCCAATTCTTCAAGTTCACCAAGTCTATCAAGGTTGCTTACAACTGTATCTGCAACACATATTTTCAAATACGCTGAACACCAACGACGTGATAGATCACCAGTTTTTGCCGGAAATTTCATTCTATAACCATACTGTTTCAAAAGTTCTTCCATTTCTTCTGTTGCCTGTTCTTTCAATTCCCTGCATTTCAGATAATTACTTGAAAGTTTACACTGTTTTATTTCCCCAGTATCAGGGTCAATCCATTCAATAGGTTCTGATGCACCTATTCGATACAATTCACCAAAGAAACCGTTCACCCGGTATGAAACTCTTAACTTAACACCTTCCGCATCTGCCAATGACTTTACATAGTTTTGAGTACATTTCCAGTCCATTCTTCGAGTTGGGTGACCACCATCAATATCGTGATGCCAAAATTCTATTTTTTCCTTTGGTACACCCAGTTCAATAAGTTTCAGGTAACAAGCAACTGAATCCTTACCACCTGAAATAAGGACAACAATCAGATCATATTCTTCAAGCGGTAATAATCTAGGTAAATAGATTTTCTTAAAATGTTCTGAATCACATCTACCTTTTACCCTTGGTTTTAATCTAACACCGTCACCGTATATAGGTTTTTCCTGTTTACCAAGTATAACAGGTGTATCAGGTGTGCACTCTGAATCTTTTATAAAGTTCATTCATCATCACCGTCCTTTACCGGGCAGTGATCACAATCACCATTTGCAGCACCGAAACAACCCCAACAATCATCAATCTCCTTCGTCTTTGGTTTGTACTTTTTTGCTGCAACAGCTAATGCCATTACTACGGCACCAAGAATTAACCCAACCGTAAGACCAACGCAAAAACAAACCGTACCTGTTAATACTAACTTTTCCATACCGTCATACCTTTCTGAATATCCTTATCAATTTGTCACCTACTCTTGTTACTGACGTTTCAAATCCCAATCGTTTATTGATCTGCTTACTGAACACACCTTTTGACATTGGTTGCATTCCACCATCTGCACAAAATACCTGATACCTACGGTATACATCTCCAGTTGGTTCATTCTCTATCATTTGAACACCACAATCATCAATAAATGCCTTGATTGGGTTGTTTTCGTTTTCATATTCGTCAATCTGTTCAGCCACTTTTTCAGACTTGGTGAACTCATTGTTTTCAATGATTCTTTTCAGTCCTTCCACACCTACCCTGATCAGATATTCGACTGAACTTTGTTCAACCAACTGATACTTGATATAAGGGTTGTAATCCGGGTCAATCTCACCACTTGGTAAATACTTTGTAAATCTTGCATTGAATGGAATAATCACCAAACGTCTAAGAACTGCCCCTGTCTTATCTTTCATTCTTGGTATATCATTTGCTGAAAACAGCAGCTTCACATAAGGGTTAAACTCAAAAGGGTCTTGCCCTTTTCTTTCTGCTTTGATTCTGTTACCTGTAACTACTTTCTTGAATGTTGCTACCTGTGAACCTTGCAGGAAGTCATCACCAATATCATCACCGATATTTGCCAGTTTTCCGAACATCATTGATGTGCTGAACCTGTCCCCTAATTCCTTAAGATCAAGTGCTGATATATTCCCATCACCAAGAATTGCTTTGACACAATCAAGGAATGTACTCTTACCATTGGACTTGTCACCTGTCAGGATGAACGCCTTACCAAGTTCATTCCTGCGGTAAAAGCAATAGCCAATACATTCTTCCAATAATGCCCTGATTGGTTGATCACCGCAAGCTAATTTGTTCAGTGTATCATCAGCAAGTTCACTATAGGCTTCCGGGTTATAGTCCCAAGGTATTTGATTGGTAATAACCAAATCAGAGCTGAATGGTTGCATCTGTCCGGTCACAATATCCAACACACCGTTCCTGAATGCTATATAACGTGCATCTGCCTGTGCTTTTTCATCAGCTATAAGTTCCATATACTCTAATACTTCTCTTCGCTGTGTCTTTTTCAGGTTAGGTATTTGATTGATCATAGCTGTTTCGATGGCCTTGTACCCAACCTGATAAATCCCATCTTGATAGATATGTAACTGATTACTTATACTGACTACATTTTCATTGTTCTTAAGCCATGTTGCAAAACGGTCAAACAGGAATGTCTTATCACAAAAGAATACAGGTTTTTGAAATGCTTCATCCCTAAGAATCACTTCCAGTTCATCATCAGATAACGGTTCTTTCAGAACAAATCTGTTCAGAATCCTGATACATTCTCTTGTATCATCAACACTAAAATCATTTGATGTAAGTGTCAGGATATAATTGAATAGTGCCTGATTGCGTCCGTCACCTGCATCCATATCAAGAAAGTCTACCGCTGTGCGAACTGGAAACAACCACTTTGGAACTTCCTGATATGTTCCACCTTCTTCAATATCCCACTCAATAAAACGTTCTTCACCGTCAATTTTGATTACTTCGTATGATGAACGTGTACCGAGTTTTATATCTGCTGTCAGACCAACCGCAAGGGGTACGTGTGTCCTGTTCCTTGTAATACTGTGATTCTTAAATAAAAAATGTCTGCCCCGGCTTGTACAATACACCCGGCAATCAAGCTGATATTCTTCCACAATGTTCATTAAAATTTCAGACTGTTCAGCATCGTCAATATCTATCAGGATGGTATCATCAGCAAGAACACCACCGAACCCTTCAAGATTCTTCACTTCGTCATAAGTGCGGTATTTTGTTCGGTCTTTGAATGCTTCGATTGCTTTCTTGCCTTTTGTCTTTATGTACCCTTTGTACAACATCCTGTTTCACCATCCTTTAACTAAATTCTTGCATCACCTTTTGGTAAAATACCCTGTTCTTAATATTCTGCTTATATTCTTGATTCACTACTGTAAGAAGTATCTTTGATTCTCTCAATGATTTTCGACAGTCCTTAACCTGTTCATTCCACTTTTCCCATTCTTCATTTTTATGAATATGGGTGGATTTCTTAAGCATATTACGGTTAAACGTTGCAGCTTTTAAGCGATTTTCTAAAATGTAAATATTACTTTCAATGTTTGTAATCTTACCTGCAAGTGCTACCTGACTGTTATGGAATTTGTCTTTATCCGTTACACCACACTGCTGTATGTATTCTTTTATCTGTTCTTCACACTCCGGTGTGTAACTCTGTCTGATCAGCTTCAACAGTTTTCTAACCTTTGTAATTTTTCCATCAGATAAAAACCTATCTAAGTGAATAAGCATCTGACCATGATCATATTTAATTGTAATGTCTGTCATGTTCCCACCTTTCCGGTATTATGCTACAATACCAAATTGTTTCAGTCTTTTTCTTGCTAAATCTATGTACCACTGTCTATCTAATTCAGGTGGTACTTTAACCCCAATTACAGAATCGTTATAAATGAAACTGTGATCAGGTGTGTTTCCAAATTTTTCACCCTTTGGTTTTACAACCTTACGTCTTAACAACCTACCGTCTGTAACACGATTGGAAGCAAATACACGATAAGATTTATAAGTATATTTTTGTGTGGTAGGATATGACCACACTTCTGTTCGTGTACCGTCCCGGTGTTTTGTTGTCTTAATGATCTGACCAGTTCCCTGTTCATGCTCAACCCAGTTATAATTGTTTGACAGCTTCACTATTTTTTGGAACATAATTAAGTCATCGCACTGATTGATTGTCTGTTCAACAGGTATCTTTTTCACCATGTAGTCAACCAACGCTTTGTTCAGTATCGGTAAATCATAGTCAATAGCTGAAAGTTCTTTGACATATGCACCAATTCTTTCAACACCACCATCAGTACCAATCCAAAGATAATTGTTTACGTCCTTCTGATAGATTTCTGATATATTGTCAAGTTCAAGCAAGATTGAACATTGTTCAGTAGAACAACGTTGTTCCCACTCCCAACAAATATCATCAACCATTTCAAAGGCTTCATCAGTATCAGGAATCCAAATGATCAGACCGTCTGTGTTGGACTGAATCAGTTCAAATCCCGGTACAACTTCAAGGTGTTCAATCAGGTCAAGCAACATCAACTGACCATTGATACACATACAGTTGTTGTTCCTTGGATCATACGCCGCGTTGGTTTCATCCTTCATTGCACCTGACAAGGCATTCAGCATCTTTTTATATGGCAACTGTGCTTTCTTCCACCGCTTGACTTCTTTCTTGTTTCCGGCATTTTTTGCAGCAATTTGCTTTTCCTTCATGGCTTTTCGTGTGTTATACACCAATGGGTAATTGTCATTAGTTGCTGCTCTTGTCACAAGACCCCACGCTATCAACATTGAAGGGTAGTAATTATTTACATCTACATGAAGAATCTGACCTTTCCGGTGTATTGGCTTATCAGATGCACCATGCAGACCGCCAAAACCAAACGTGTGGGGTATTCCGGCAACAACCGTTTCAAAGTTCTGTGACTTGTACCAAGTCTTTTTATCTTTTTTGTCAAAATCTTGTAACCCCATTTCAAGGGCTTCTTTTCTTTTCTCTGCAAACCATTCCTGAACGTATTTGTATTTTTTCAGTTTCAGGCATGGAAGAAAAAAGAAATCAAATTCATCACCAAAATGAGTTTTTGAACACCCAAGAACCTTTGCTGTTATCCGGGCTTCACTGTCACCAATGTCGTACAGTGACGTTTCTTTTGGAAATGCCTGTATAATTCCATGAACTGCATTGAACTCACTGACCTTTTCAAGAAATACCTTGATTGTCTGTTCTACGTCATGCCTACAGTATTTAACCGTCTGTTCTATTTCTTCCTGTGTCAGTTTCCTTTTGATACGGAAATCAACATCAGTTTCCTTGATATTTGAACCAAGAAAACCTTCCATTGTTTTCAATCCGACTGTTTTCATGGTTTCATCATTGCTTGGCATTACATCATAATTGATCATGGGTAATTTATTGAATGCTCTTGAATATTGCCAACCTTCTTTATTATCAACTATAATCCAATCATTGATTTTTTTAGGATTCATACCAAGCAGAATACCTTTCATGATGTACTGATCATAGTGACGGTTATTAAATCCCACCCATATATCTTTTCTATTTGCTTCATATAAGGCTTTTAGTTTATCAGGGCTATTGATTATCACGTGTTCTTTTTTATTCGTCACATCAATGAATACAGCAAGCCAATCCTTTTCAAAAACCTCAAAATCGTAGAATATCATTTACTAAATCACCCACTTTTTTGAAAAGCGGTGTGTGTTTTACACACCGCTGTTTTTATATTAGACAAGCAAGTTAAAAATTTTTACATATCGAATGCTTCATTGATAGTAATTGGATTGAAGTTATCAGCCTTATAGGTAACTGCTGCACCAACTTTACCCTGTACTTCCTGAAAAATATCAAGAACACAATCAGCAAAATCACTGTAGTTGATAAATTCCGGTACTGTATCTGTTTCCAGTTTATCAAGCCATGTACAAACAGATTTGATTGCCATGCCATTAGTCCACTTCTGTGAAGTGTTGCCGGAAATAGTACGGTTGAAGAAAATCTTTCTACCCTTCTGATTACCTTCCAAGATGCTACACTGTACGGAAAACATCAGCTTGTCACCTTTCTTTGTTGGCTTGATCTCCATTTTATCAAAACTTACATCATAATCCCCATCCGGTACATCTTCAAACTGTGAATCGTCTGCTTCCTGAACCTCTTTCTGTAATGCGTTAAGATCAACCTGTTCATCGAATGTACTAAAATCTACTGCCATAATTTTTCACCATTTAACCTTTCTTAAAATAAATTTATGATTATAATTGCTATGATACAAGCAATACAAACCCTTGTATAATTATCCCTATTTTTCTGAATCCTGTCACCCACTGAACCGAATCCAAAGAATGCTGCCATGACTGCAAGAAAAATATTTAATGCAATCATGATCTTGTTCTTCTTCGTCTTTGACCTCTGACGTGCTGTTCAGGTGGGTTCATAGCACCGTCTAAAGGTTCAGCCGTGGTCTGTGCATCAGCAGGTACAGGGTTGTTTTCCTGTGCAAGTCTTTTGATTCCTGCATTAAATTCTTCTCTTGTGATTACCTTCATAACCTCAACACCATTAACGATCAGGTCAACCGTATCACCCTTATACTTCATCACATAGTTATCATCAGCCGGAACATAGAAATATGCATCTGCTTTCAGTGTGACAGATTCAGAATCAGTGTTCGTTGTACCGTCCTGAACAGGTTCAGACTTTTCAGCATTTCTTTCCTTACGTGTTCTTCTTGGTGGTTTCTGTAAATCCGGTTTCGGTACTTTATCGGCAACATCCATTGCTTCATCAAATGATACTTCTTCCTGTCCCGGAAAAGCCTGATCAATAGCCTTGTCAACTTCATCCATATGATCAGCAATCTTCTGTTCATTGTCTGCCTGAACTTCTGCCCTACTCTTACGTGTTCTTCCAGTCTTTTCTTCCGGTGCATCTGTTGGTGTTGCAGATTCAGCTTTTTTACCTCTTGTTCTTCTGCCTTTGCTGTCAGGTTTTTCAAGATCAGATGCAACCGCCTGATCAGCAGCATTCATTTCATCATCTGACTTGTAATCACCAAGTTCATAATAATTTCTGATCTTGTCAACAACATAATTCAGATCATTGTCAATAGCGTATGCGGTAAACATCCCAAGCGGTGATTTTACTGTATCTTTTCCGCTGTTCTGTGTGTAAAAGTAATACTTGGCTTCATTCACACCAGTTCTGAGTACAACGGTAAACAGTCCTTCAATGGTGATCTTCTCACGCAACAGTTTACCAATCAGCTTAACAGTTGTAAGACCGTTATCTAAAGTTTCCAAATGGGTCATATAAACGACTACAACATCATCAGGTAAGTCTTTGCAACAGTCAATGATTTCAAAGTAGTTCGCACCAAAATCATTGTACTTGTCCCACCCGGTTTCTTTGATACGGTTCATGTACGGTACTGCAAGAATGTACTGGAAGTCATCAACCACCAACAGCTTCTTACCTGCTGTACACTGTTCTTTCATGTACTTCACAATTTTTCTTGCATCTGTTTCATTGTTCAGCATTTCAAAGTGATTCTTGAACGGTAACGGTTTACCTACCGGATTGATAACCGCTGTTGTTGCCGGGTCACAATTTCTAAGGCTTGTACTCTTACCAGTACCGGATTCACCCATAATTAAAACTTTCTGTGCCATGATTATTTTTCCCCTTTCTTGAATAAGCCCATTAACTTAGTGAAAAGATTGCTTTTCTCTTTCATTACTTTCTGCTGTGAGACTTTCAAAATCTGTCTGTTCTGAAAATATTCAGCGGTTGCAACACTGTTTCTGTAACTTCTGTGACTTCTCTGTTTGTGTTTCTTTGCACTACTCATTGATTTCATCCTCACTTTCTTTGATAACAACCTGTAATCTTGTATTATTATGCAGTGGTGTAACCTCTACTGTATAACCGTTTGCCAACAGGATTCCTACTAAATCCTGATATGCTGATGTGATTCTTGTACCCTCGATTTCAATACAGCCACGCAATCTTGACATTTTACTGAAAAAGTCATCATTTGCAGCATCAACAACACTACGCATATCATTCAGCATATATTTCAGTTCATTGCGCTCGTCTTCCAAATGTCTATTTTCTTCTTTCAACTTTGCAACTTCTGCTTCAAGAACTTCCTCATAACTGTTTTTATTCTTCATTATTTTCACCTTCCTCTTTTACTTCATCGGCTGTTTCTTCCGGCTTCACCTGATCATTGAATCTGTCAAGTTTTCCGACTTCAAGAAACTGTGCTGACCAAAAATCTGCAAAATGAATGATCACCTGCAATGGTTCTTCATGACCTTTCAGATCATACGCAAGACTACCATAAGCACCATCATGATAGAAAATAGCGTGTTCTTCTTCCTCTGTCAGATCAATATAACGTGCTGCCAGTTCAACAGACCTTAAAGGGTGGTCAATGTGGCACAAATCAGAACTAATCTTGTACGGTTTACTTTCTGATCTCTTATACTTCTGTTCAGGATTTTTTTGGGTCGGTCTACCATCCTGTATCATGTTTTCAACATAATAAGGACTTCCATAACGTCCACACTTACCAAGGTCGTGTAATGCTGATGCAATGATCACGCTGCTGTGAATCTTGTTATATGCTTCACTTCCAAGCAGTGTAAGACCGATCTTTTCAGCGTACTGCATGACGTTCACTGTATGCTCTAACAGTCCACCATCTTTACAGCAATGATTTCCACCGGACGCAGGGGCATCATAAAAACCAAGTTCTTCTATGAAGTCAAGTAAAGTTTCTATACCCTCACGACCTGTTGCCATCAGGCAACCTTTGAAATAATCAATCTGTTCTTCTCTTGTCATTGTTAAATCTACTTTTCTTCTAACTTTATTTTCCACCGCTTCTGTTCTTCAATATTGGAAAGATACCAAGCGTTAGATTTTGATTTGTGTTTATTGAACCATTTGAACTTTTCAAAGTCCTTTGGGAAAAGTAAAATCCCATATCCACCGGATTCTCTTATTTTTCTTAAATGATAAAGCTGTATCAGTGATGGTTCACCGTTGTCTGCCTTGACTTCAACACCGAGAAAATAACCGTCTGAACTTACCAGTAAATCAGGAATACCGCTTTTTGTGTAAGCTGCACCACCCCAGTACTTAAGCCACCAACAACCATATTCATCTAAGTATTTTTTAACCCTGTTTTCAAAATTCTTTTCTGCTGCTATAAAAAATCAACTCCATTGTCTTTATTTGCATATCCGATCAGTGACAGTACCAAAAGATTGAATGCCATAATTGCATATGGTTGCCATGATATGATGTAATCAATGTATACAATCCAGTACATAAGACTTAACACGTTAAAAAAGATAATTGTCTTAATAACAAAATTCTTAAAATGTTTTTTGATGTACTTCCATACCCGGCACATCATACAATTATGTGAACAATTCATCAGTTAATTCCTTTCCTTCCTGCAATGCTGCAAGATTCCTTTCTTCAAAACTTCCCTTTACCAGTAGGTAATAGTAGTAACATGGTCTGTTCTGACCGATTCTGTGTATACGCTTCTTTGACTGTTCCCAAAGATCACAAGACCCTTTTCCAAGTGGCAACGTAAAGTACACAATCTTATTTGCTTTCTGGTAGTTACCACCCATTGCCCCTGCTTGGTACTGAACAAATGTGACACTGTTATCTACACATTCATATGCATACATTGAACGTCCTGAACCATTTACAAAACTGACTTCCCTGTTGAGTGATTCACATATTTTTCTAAGTCTTGTTAATTCTTCGTTAAAGTTATAAAACACAATCAACCGATCTTCTGTTGATTCCAGTAAGTCCCTGAATGCTTCCAGTTTTTCCTTATGCCATTGACCGCACAGCTGTCTGCAATATAATGTTTTGGTTAGGCTATTATCACCGATCAACTCAACCCTTGGTGTCACATCTTCACCTTCAAAATCTGAATCATCTTTGAATCTGACTAAGTTCCTTGTATCAAGTTCCAAGTAATTGTGTTTGATGAAAAACTTATATTCATTTGTGATCTTCAAGAAAATTTTCTGTTCAGTCTGTTCAGGCAGTTCAATCACATCTTCTGTTTTCATGAATACTGCACCAAACTGTGTAAGTCTTTTCTTCAAATGCTCAACGTGCTTATATCCTGTGATTACTTCTTTCTTGTACCCATCACCGTTTTCAATCCATTCCGTCTGAACATAGGAAGCATAAAAGGCTTTCTTGTTAATGTCCCAACCTAACAACTTAAGCTGTGACCACAACCGTTCATACTTTCCTGCGGTTGGTGTACCTGACAGCAAGATCACGCTTTCCGGTTGTAACTTCAATATGAATTTTGACCGTTTAGCGTTTTCGTTGCATATAAGGCTTGATTCATCAAGTAACAATGTAAAGTCGGTTATATGGGCTATATACTTACGTCTGAATACCAAATCATAATTGATTACACCGACAATCTGAATGTTCTGATCATACAGGTCTTTGGTTTCAACCAGTGTACGGAAGTTCACACCTTCACTTTTCTTGGTCAAGTCCATAACCCTGTATTCAGGATAATATGTTTTCATGTGATCAACCCAATCATCAATTTTTGATTTTTGACATACAATCAAATTTACAGTATTGTTCAGCAAATACATTTTTTCAGCACCTACAAAAGTCTTACCAAGTCCCATATCTAAGTAATAAGCACACCTGTTTTTATCATCAGTCAGGTTCAGCACTTCTTCCTGATGGGGCATGAATTGAAGATCATTCATCTACCTTAATACCTGTACACTGTTCAAAGATTTCAGCATCAAAGTTTGGTATTGACTTAATGTGATTCTTCTGAAGGTCTGATAAGCTGCCCCACCATAACTGACCACATTCTGATTCATCAAGCACTTTGAGGTAACCGCCTGTTGTTTCATAGGTTGGATTTGCTACCTTTTCTTCATCAGTCATATCTTCTTCATACACCCATTCAACAACGTCTTTTGGTATTCGATTCAGTAAATATCTTGCATCTGAATCTATCCATTCACGATATGTCATATCTGACGGCTTATTGAACAGCATAATCTTCGGTTCTTCTGTATTAAAACAACCAGTATTAAAAGACGATTTGTTCCAGTCCCCGGTGTTCCTGTTCCCGGTGTTCCTGTTCCCGGTGTTGCAGTTCCCGGTGTTCCTGTTCCCGGTGTTCCAGTCCCCGGTGTTCCTGTTCCCGGTGTTGCAGTTCCCGGTGTTCCTGTTCCCGGTGTTGCAGTTCCCGGTGTTCCTGTTCCCGGTGTTGCAGTTCCCGGTGTTGCAGTTCCCGGTGTTCCAGTCCCCGGTGTTCCTGTTCCCGGTGTTGCAGTTCCCGGTGTTCCTGTTCCCGGTGTTGCAGTTCCCGGTGTTCCTGTTCCCGGTGTTCCTGTTCCCGGTGTTGCAGTTCCCGGTGTTCCAGTCCCCGGTGTTCCTGTTCCCGGTGTTCCAGTCCCCGGTGTTGCAGCGACCCGTGCAATCCTTTCCAGTATTTACGATTGTCAAAAGTTCTTGCCAAGGAATTTCACGCACGATCTGAATTTTGTTGGTGCATGATTTCTTACCGTCTGTATCTACTTCACCAAGTGCAATAACTTCTGCAACTTTATTTTCAGAATTAAAACTGTAATAGCTGAAACAGTCAGCAGCTTTTTTACAAAAATGAAAACCTCTATCACAACAGCTTGGCTTAACATCTTCTTCAAAGATTTTTCCTACCTCATACTGAAAACCTCTACAAGTCCAGTCAGGATTGAATACTTTATAACCTTTAACTTCACTCATTTTCTTTCACCTCTCTATACTGTAATTCCTTCGATTTCTGCAAAACGTCTTGCATTGATGAAGTACACCCATCTGTTGTCAGATGTATGAATACCGTAACCCCAAGGGAAAACCCCTTGCTGTAAGCCCTTACGAACTGTGTTGTGGTTCATCTGTAACAGCTTTGCAGCCTTTTCCACATCTAACCGGGGAATTACCCCATTTTTCAATTCAGCAGTTGGAAGTACAACCACCTGTTCATCAGATTTTGAAAAGTAATCTGATTCAAGTCCAAGTGCTACTGCAATAGCACTTTGAACATCTTCTGACGGTATCTGTTTACCTGAAAGGTACTGACTGACAGAACCTTTACTTTTTCCAGTCATACCGCACACCTGACGTTGATTCAGGTGTAATTCTTGCATAGCCTGTTTTAATTTTTCACTGAATGTCATTTACTCACCTGCTTTCGGAAACTTATTATTGTTGTACTGTCTTAATAAATGAACTACAACTGAACCGTCTGAACACTTTTCTTCACTTACTACTTCATAAGCTTTCTTTCCATTTTTCAAATCATGGTAGAACGTCAGATACTCCATTTCGCTGTCAAACTTGATCTTTTGCTCAATCCATGCTTCTAAAATCTTTTTCATTGCATTTCCGCTCACTTTCTGCTACTATGTAGCTGAAACATTTTTTTGTTTGTCCCATTGGAACTGGTACTTCCTGTGGGACGTTTTTTATTCTCTAATGTTCCGTTTACGTTTCGGTGTCAGGAAGTTTTCATCCTTACCAAGTGCACTGCAGACATTCTTTCTGCTCTGTTCCAGAGGTTTATGGTTACCTTTTATCCATCCCATTATGGTTGCAACACTGACAGATGATTTTCTTGCCAATGTCGGTAAATCCATATTCTGTTCGCTCATTTCCAGTAACATTTTGGTTGTATCAATGGGTACCGCCTGCGGTAGAGCAGTTGATCTGATAATTCCTTCAGGTTTTGTAATCTCAACCTTAGCTGTGACTTTGGGTTTTTCTTCATCATCAATATTCGGTACAATATTTCTCAAAATATTTAATACATAAGGTCTGTTACCTTCCATGCATCCCGCCATGATCTCAGCGCACTGAATCAGCTTGTCAGTAGCAACCACCACTGTTGGTACACCACTTTCAATGATCTCCTGCATACACTCTTCATCTGGTTCAGCTCTTGCCCTGAAATAACTATCAACCAATTCTCTCTGTACTTTCCATGCCAGGTCATCTGTAAAAGACTTCACCAACATCAGGTAACCTGTTTCTGTGATAAGTATTACTGTTCCACCAGCGTTGGGACTGATTCCGAACTGACTACGAATTTCGTTGTCAGTTACATTTATCCTGAAAAAATCAACATCTTCAATGAACCGGTTACGGTTCTGATTGAAGTTCCTAGATGCAGTGCCAGATTTCCTCTGATGCACTGCATCAATATCTTTGAGTGTGACAACTCTTTTACCCTGATACTCTTTAATCTGTATCTCTGTCCCCTGTATCTGCATCTGCTGCATCTGCTGCATTTTTTTCTCCTTTCTTACTCATTGCCGCTGCCGTTGCAATAGTTCCTTCCAGATAACCTCTCTCACGTTCGGTCATTGCAGGTAACTTGTCTGCAAGATTTTTAAGGATCTCTTTCTGTTTCTCTGACATATCTTTTCACTTCCTTTCCTCGTTCATTTGTTTGGTGGGGACTGCTGCAACAGTCCGCCAGTTTACATAGCTTTTTTAACTTCTTACTGCTTTTTTTTGTGTTATAATTCTCCCTGAAGGGAGGTGAAACACATGGATGAAAAACAATTACATGATTTAGCGGTCGCATATGCACAGGTAAAGCTTCATCACTATCAGGAAGAATATGGAAAAACTTGTGATGAAACTGAACTCAAAGAATACGCAAGAGCTTATAAGTTCGCTATGGTAAACTTTGAGGAAAACTATAATGAACTTGATTAAAGTTCTTCACTAAGTGCTGCATTATTAATTTCATGTGCGGTGAAATCAAGTAATGCAATAGCTTCTTCTGCTGACAGGTTTTGAGATTTCAGCCAGTCAAAAAGCTGGAATCTCAAATTTGCCTGTTTTTCATTCAAGTTTGGAACCATTACTTTCTTTTCTGCAAGTCTCACTTCTTCTCACCTCTCTTTCTTTCTATTATATTTTTTGAATTTACCATTTCAGTCAAACAACAAAGTGCTGTGTCATCTCGCTTTAACAGGCTTATTATTTCTCGCTTCCACTCTTGGGGTGTTCCCTGTCTGTTCCACGGCGATTGAACCATTTAGCAAACCGCCTGTGTTCCTGCTTGCTTTGTTGGTATATTGCAATTATATGTTGGTTAATATCATTTGTCAATAGCTTTTTTGTAATTTACCAACTTTTTGTAATTTACCAACCTTTTTTATTGACGTTAAGGAATTTTAACTGTATAATTAGTAACAAGAAAAGAGGTGATTATATAATGAAAGACCGAATCAAGAAAATCAGAAAAGAACTTGATTTGACACAACAAGAATTTGCCGACAGAATAGGTATTGCACGTGGTAATATTGCAGCCTATGAGGTTGGAAAAAATGCACCAAGCGATTCTGTCATATCACTTATATGTCGGGAATTTAGCGTCAACGAAAACTGGTTGAGAACTGGTGAAGGTGATATGTTCATGGAACTGTCCAGAGACGAACAGATTGAAGAATTTATTGGAAACCTTTTACAAGGTGAAGAAGACTCTTTTAAAAGACGTTTGATTTCAGGACTGGCAGCTCTAGATGAAAATGGCTGGAAAGTATTGGAAGACTTTCTGGATTCTATCCAAAAGAAAAAGGGCTGATTATTTCAGCCCCAGAAGTGCTCTGATATGTACATAGATCAGGCGCAAGCGTCTATCATCCAACATGTCAAGCATTTCAATAATAAGTTTTTTATAGTCCATACTTTTCATCTCCTAAACACACGTTCTAAAGTAGCGATATCATTATTATAGAACAAATGTTCTGTTATTTCAAGTATATTAATGGAGGTATTTTGTGGGGATATTTAAACTATTTAAAAAGAAATCAAAAACCCCTAAAGATTTGTCTAAAAGTGAAAATTTAGAAGATATTACAAATACACTTTTGGAGAATAATATGATTTCTGTACCGAAAGATGACAACCATAACACCTTTGGGGGATCTCTTGATAAATTAGTTGACGGGGATTTACCTTGGGGGTGGGTTGCACATAAAAAGGATTTTATAGAACCTATCGAAAAAGAATATAGTTATTTCTTACAATCATGGTTAGATGCCAGAAATGGTTCACCAAAAGAACTTTATTCTGCTTTAAAGTCCTTTGTTCTTTACATGAAAGATGTAGAAGAGTTATGTAAATCCAAAGGTGAATGCTATGAATTTTGGTTTACTGAATGTTTAACCGGAAAAGATTATCTAAAAAATAGACAACAAGAATTGGATCAGCTTTCTAAGACAGTCCAAATACAGCAGACTGAATATGAACGTAAACAGAAATTATTGCCCGTCTTAGAATCTTCCCTCACGGATTTTTTACAAACCAATCAAGACATTTTACAAAAAGATGTTTATAAAAATTTTGACCCCTGTGTTAAACCTGAAATACAACATTTATTATATGATTGGGAAAAATCAGGAAAAATCCAAAGAACCAAGGTAGGAAATACTTATAAAATCACATTATAAGTTACAGTAAAGTTACACTTGGTTACACTTGGTTACAGTAAAAGTTACACTTGAAAGCCTTTATTTATAAGGGTGTTACAGTTGTTACAGTTAAAAACAAATTCTTTA